AAACTAGTATTGAATTCCTTTTAAAGCAAGTGAGTAATCAGAGACTCCATGTAGCTAATCTTTTAGCTAAGACTGGTGACACTGAGAGTTACGCTTGGCTTCAGGATGTATTCAAAGACATTGAAATGTGTCTTGAAGATATCGGTGAAGAGTCTTTAAAGGAAGTAAAAGAATACTACGCTAAATAATATGTTGACTCCTAAGCCATGAGTATAAACTGGCTTATCAAGTTCATCCAAGGAAAAACAATGAAGAAAGATAGTGTTCATGTTATAACTGAGTATACTCCAGCAGGAGACTCAAGAGTTATAGGTGTTTATCGTAGCTATAGAGGAGCACTAGATGCTCTATCTAAATTTACTAAGCATTATAATGATGCAGAGTATAATCAATATGATATAGATCAATTCAATATTGGTCAGACTATCTCGGAAGAGTAAACCAATCTCCCTGTAGCATAATGGATAATGCATCTGCCTTCTAAGCAGACGATTACAGGTTCGAGTCCTGTCGGGGAGGCCACTATTATCTCAGGGTCTTAGTTGTTATGATCTCTCAGTTAAAAGCTGTCATAACGTAAAGCAAAAGCCTATATGCCTAGCTCCTAAGGGTGCCCTGAGGCCAATAACTAATGCGGATATGGTGGAATTGGTATACACAACAGACTTAAAATCTGTCGGGGAAACCCATGTCGGTTCGAGTCCGACTATCCGCACCATAAACTAAGGAGAAACATTATGTCTTCAATCGAAGTAACATTTATCGTATCAGCTTATCAAGATAACAACAGCAAACGTATTGCCAAGTTCAATAATAGACTTGAAGCAGAACAATTCATGACAACCTGTAAAGAAAGAGGCTCTAAGCATATTCGTTTAGAAATGCGTAAAGTAACTACTACTCATCAAACACTACTAGAAATTGGAGGTGACAAATGAGAGATCGTTTTGATTTAGAACAGGATATTATGAATCTATGGCAGACCGCAGATGATATTAAAGTTATCTGGGAATCTATCTATGATAGTAATATTACTTGGGATACAGATAGAATAGCTAATGCGCTATTAGGTCTTCAAGAACTAGTTAACGCTAGAGCAGATCGTTGCTTTCATACATTTGAACAGGTATTTAAGTTAAATAATTATGCACCTGAAGAAGTTAAAGAGTTGAGGAAACAAGTAGCTTCTTCTTTATGTGGCACTGAAGAGTGTCCTTATAAATCTAAGGAGAAAGATAATGAGTAAGTATATATTCGACATTGAAGCTAATGACTTACTACCTAAGATAAACCATATATACATGGTTGTCTTTAAGAAAGTAGGTACAGAAGAGTTCACTGTATTTACTGATGATGATCCAGCCCATCGACCGCTATCTGATATGGAAGACTGGATCAAAGAGAATGTAACAACTTTGATAGCACATAATGGAGTTCGTTATGATATTCCAGCATTAAAGAAAGTCCTTGGGTATACACTGCCCAAGGGCATTAATGTTATTGACACTCTTATTGTGTCTCGCTTAAATAACTGGCCTAACAAGAGACTAAAGGGTAAACACTCTCTAGCAGCTTGGGGTGAGTATTTAGGTTATCCTAAGATAGACTTCCATGACTTCTCAGGTTACAGTGAAGAGATGTTACGTTACTGTAAGCAAGACTGTATAGTCAATGAAGAGATCTATCGCTTTGTTATGCATGAAGCTAAGACTTGGATAGATAAGTATCCTAAGTATCGTCAGGCACTCCGTATGGAACATGACATGGCTCATTATGTAGCAGAGCAAACAGAGAATGGATGGTTGTTTGATTTCAAACGGTGTCAAGAACTTATTGGTGAGATCACTAGTAAGATGAAGGAGATAGAAGATACCGTTGAGCCACACTTAGGTAACATCATTAAGCTTATTGATAAAGAACCTAAGAAGCCTCAGTACAAGAAGAATGGAGAGTACACTGCTGTATCTGCAAGGGTAATAGGAGAGTACTTAGGTAAGCATGTATCACCTGAAGATGCATTGAAAGCTGAACCTCCAATGGAAGCAGGTACTGAGTTTCAGAGACAACAAGTCATTCCAGCAGGTATGGGTCAACAGGATAGTGTAAAGAACTATCTTGAAGAGCTAGGCATCAAGTGGACTGAATGGAATTGGAAGAAAGTCGGTGGTGAATTCATTAAGACTGGTCCAAAGCTAAATGAGAAGGACATCAAAGCTATTGGTCATCCTCATGCAGATATGATAGCAGACTACTATACTCTTCGTTCTCGTAGAAGTATCCTTCAAGGATGGATGGAACAAGATAATGGAGATGGTCGTCTTCGAGGTGATGTGATGGACTTAGGGACAGCTACAGGTCGTCACTCACATAAAGTAATTGCTAACATACCTAATGGAAATGCAGTATATGGAAAAGAGATTCGTGAACTGTTTATCTGTCCAGAAGATAAAGTCATTATCAGTGCTGATGGAGCGTCTTATCAGATACGATTACTGGCTCATTATCTTAAAGATGAAGAGTATACTGATACAGTACTTAATGGTGATGCCCATCAACGTCATGCGGATATCGCTGGAGTACAGCGTCATACAGCTAAACCGTTATTCTTTGCGATTATCTTCGGTGCTGGAGCAGGTAAGTGCGCAGCAATTATTAAGGGAAGTCAATCAGAAGGTAAGAAGATCAGGGATAAACTAATCGGAGGGATACCTAACTTCTCTACTCTTATTGAGAAGGCTCAGGACACAGCTAAACTTAATGGCTGGATTCCAGGATTAGATGGACGTAAAGTCTATACGGAAGAACCTTACAAAGCAGTTAACTATTTGATTCAATCAGCTGAAGCAATACTAATGAAGAACACTATCGTTAGTATTAATAAAGCCTTTGAAGACAATGACATACCAGCTAAACAACTACTGATGTATCACGATGAGTGTTCATGGGAAGTTGAACCTGAATATGTAGATCGTTGTAAGCATATTATACAACACTACTTCGCTGAAGCACCTAAACAATTTGGTGTAGAGATCATGGAGGCTGGTGACATACTTGTAGGGAGAGACTACTATGAAGTTCACTAGAGGATTTAAATATGAGCGAGTTCAGTGTACTCTACGATGTTAATATAAAGAGTATCGGAAAGAGAACTGACAAAGCAGGATTTGTTAGTGTTAAAACTAACTATGGTGAGATCAGAGCTAAGCCTATGTATATAGAGCGTTATAAGCTTGAGCCTAAATGGGAGGGAGACTTAATAGTCTTCCATTCCAATGCAGGTAACATGTGTTTAGCTTATGATCAGTCACAATCCATTATAAATGAGGACAATCATGACGATCCTTGGACATTCGAGTGTCACGCTTTAGTTAAACCTATTAGTGTTAACAAAGCATGGTACATGAATAAGAAAAAGTCTAGGGATTACATGAACTTTCAGGAAGATATGATACCATACCTACAAGGTTTCTCTTGCCCAGATAGAGTAAGAGATAATCAGACTAGGCTAGAAGCTCAATTAGAGTTTGGTTATAGTAGTAAGAGATCTGATGTAGATAACTGCATTAAGACTACTCTAGATACTATGCAATCTTGGTTTGGCTTTGATGATGTTATCATATTCAAAGTAACGGCAGAGAAGTTTCACGTTAAACGTGGTGAAGACTATCTCAAAATAAAACTCGAAGAAATAAAGGAAACATGATGAGCAAGGTTCAGATGCAAACCCCTAAAGATACTTTCACTGTTGACTACCCTCAAGCAATTGAGTTTAGAGATAAACAGGCTAGTATCTTCTGGCCTCCTGAAGAAGTACGTGTAGAGAAAGACGTACAAGATATTCTAGTTAACATGACTGAAGCAGAACGTCATGCCACTATTACTGTACTAAAACTATTTGTTAAGTATGAGTTAATTATTGGTGATGAGTTCTGGTCTGGATTTGTAATGAAGAAATTCCCTCGTCCAGACATTCAATCTATGGCTAGTCTATTCTCAGCTATGGAACTATCTGTACATGCACCCTTCTATGCTAAGCTTAATGAGGAACTTAAGATAGCTACTGATGACTTCTATAACTCCTACAAGGATGATGAAGTACTAGCAGAGCGTATCCAAGTACTAGAAGATATCTTCAAACGTAATGATGACTTGTACTCTTTAGGTGCATTCACATTCGCTGAAGGTGCTATCCTCTATTCTTCATTTGCTTTCTTAAAACATTTCCAGTCTCAAGGTAAGAATAAACTTCTTAACGTTGTCTCTGGAATTAACTTCTCAGCTCGTGATGAAGCTCTACACTCAGAAGCTTCTGGTTGGTTGTTCCAGCAATTACTAAAGGAGAAACAAGATGCGAAACAGATTTCTGAGACAGAGTGTAAGACGCTCCAGGATGAGATCACAAGTATGGCTGTCACAGTCTACAAACACGAACAAAGAATCATCGAAAAGCTCTTTGAAAAAGGAGACATCGAAGGAGTCTCAGCAAAACAGCTAGACTACTTTGTTCAGTCACGCATCAATATGTGTCTGAGAAACATGGGATACCCTAATCTCTTTGAAGTAACATATAACCCTATCGGTGAATGGTTCTACAAAGGTATTAATGGTTACGCTATGAATGACTTCTTCTCTAGCGTTGGTAATCAGTATGAACGTGGTTGGCAAGCAGAAGCATTCACATTTTAAGGAGTAAATATAATGTCATACAATAAACTATCTGAAGAACGTAAACGTCTACAAGCTGCTGGTGAGTTACCTGAATGGTTCTCTACTGGTGGTTATCAAATGTTTAAAGAGAAATATCTCTTTCAAGCTAAAACCCCTAGAGAACAATATGAACGTATTGCCCGTACTCTTGCTGTACATACTCCTAATCCTAATGATTGGCATGATAGATTCTTTCAATTACTATGGAAAGGATGGCTCAGTCCATCGACTCCTGTTCTGGCTAACGTTGGTACTTCTCGTGGTCTGCCTGTTAGTTGTGCTGGGAGTTATATCAGTGATAACTTAGATAGTATCTACAAAGGTAAACATGAGATTGCTGCTCTCACTAAAGCAGGATTCGGTACTGCAAGTTACTTAGGTGACATTCGTAGTCGTGGATCTGATATCTCTGTTGGTGGTAAGGCTAGTGGTCTACTACCTATCATCAAAGGTTTCCAGCAAGATATGGAGTATGTATCTCAAGGTACAGCTCGTAGAGGATCATGGGCAGGCTATGTACCTATTGATCATGGAGACTTCGATGAGGTATGTGATCACCTAGAACATAACCCTGATGGTAATAACATTGGTTGGAATATTAGTAATGCTTTCATTGAGAAGCTATCTAATGGAGATCAAGAAGCTATCAGACGTTATGGTAAAGCTATGCGTACTAAGATGGTAACAGGTAAAGGTTACTTCTTCTTTCCAGACAAAGCTAATGATGCTCGTCCTATCTGGTATAAAGAGCAGGGGTTAGATATCAAGTCACCTCAGTTATGTGCTGAGATTATGCTACACTCTTCTGATGATTACACTTACACTTGTGTACTATCATCTATGAATGTAGCTAAGTACGATGAATGGAAAGACACTGATGCTATCTTTAATGCTACAGTATTCCTTGATTGTGTAGTACAAGAGTTCATTGAGCGTGGTAAGAACCTACCTGGATTAGAGAAGGCTATTGCTTTCACTAAGAAGAGTAGAGCATTAGGTTTAGGTGTATGCGGTCTACATACGTTATTCCAGAAGCGTAACATTGTATTCGGTGGATTCGAATCAATGATGCTTAACAATGAAATCTTTAAGGCACTTGATAATGAAAGTAAAAGAGCTAGTAAGTGGATCGCAGAAACATGGGGAACTCCTGAATGGATGGAAGGATACGGGTACGCTAACACCCATAGAATTGCTGTGGCTCCTACGAAATCTACCGCCCTCATCATGGGTGGAGTTTCAGAGGGAATCAACCCTGACACAGCTATGGTTTACACTCAGCGTACCGCAGCAGGTGAAGTGGACAGGATTAATCCAGTCTTACTTGAGCTCATGCAGGATAGAGGAGTGTACAATAAGCGAACTGTTGAACGCATTAGAGACAACATGGGTTCAGTCCAGAAGGAAGAATGGTTAGATGACCATGAGAAGGAAGTATTCCGTACTGCCTTTGAGATCCCTCAAAACGCTGTAGTAACTATGGCTTCAGCTCGTGCTAAGTACATTGATCAATGGCAATCACTTAATCTGTTCTTCTCAGCAGATGAAGATGAAAGTTACATAAACGAAGTACATAAGCAAGCCTTCACTGATCCAAACATTCTAGCTCTCTACTATGTGTATAGTAAAGCTGGTGTTCAAGCAAGTAAAGACGAATGTCTAGCTTGTCAATAAACTAAGGAGAAATAACATGATCGGTATAATAGATGCAGATAGCATATTCTATCGTGCTGCATGGAAGACAACAGATCTAGCTGAAGCTAAAGAGAAATATCTAGACATACTTAAGATATACATCTCAGAGGCTTGGGCTGATAAATCAGTATGCTTCATTAAAGGTGATAATAATTGGAGATACAAAGTGTTCTCTGATTATAAAGCGCATCGTGGCTCAGGTAATCCTGACATGAATATGGAGATAATGAAGGAGTTAATTGAATGGACTGCTCAAGAGCGTCTTGCTATTCGTTCTCATGGATGTGAAGCAGATGATCTTGTTCGCAGGAAAGCAGTTAAGTGTGTTGAAAGAAACCTGAATCATGTTATTATCTCTGCTGATAAAGACTTGGATTGTATTGCAGGTAGGCATATTCGACCCAGTAATAAGGGAGACCTTAAAGAGTACACTGTTACTCAGGAAGAAGCTGACTACAACTATTACATCCAAGTCCTTATTGGTGACATGACAGATAATATCAAGTCACCTAAACGTCTTGGTGCTAAGACAGCTGAGAAGCTACTCAAGAGCACTTCAAGAGGTGAATGGAAGTATGTCATTGAACGTGAATATAAAGATCGTTGTGGTGAAGAATGGCTACATGCTCTTATGTTCACTGGTAGCTTGATTCATATTCAACGTTACCAAGATGATTACTTTGTTTGGGATAAAGACAAAGGTAACTTCTGGGAGTGCGGCTTTAAAGAAGCTCCTAAGTGTTACGAGTACTAAGGATAATAGTATGACCTTTATGAAACAAGTACTTAATGCAGTGAGAGGTTATAGGGAAGAAGAAGCGATTGATATTGTATTGATCGCTTTATCTGACTTTGAAAATGAGTTGCATGATATGTTAGATGGAGGCATAATAACGAATTCAGAGTACATTCTGAACTTGCAGATGAGAGGCACTGATGTTGCTTATCTCATTGAAATCATTAGGAGAACTAAAAATGAAATTATCACCTACAAAGTTACAGAAGAAGATGATGTTCAATCAGATGATGATGGACATAGCTTACCGTGTAGCGCAACAATCCATTGATCCAGACAGAAAGGTTGGAGCAGTCTTAGTTAAAGACTCTCAGATACTAGGTTATGGATGGAATGGAACTCCCAATGAGTACTTTACTAATGAGTGTAAACACACTAATGGTAAGACTCGTCAAGAAGTAGTTCATGCTGAGATGAATGCTATAGCTAAAGCAGCTACTAGTAGTGTTAGCTTATCAGGCTCTACTATATTCAGTACTACAATACCCTGTATTGATTGTGCTAAGATGATCGTGCAATGCGGCATCACTACTGTTTACTATACTGAAGAATACAATAAGTGTTCTAAAGGTAGACAGCTAATTATAGACTGTGGTCTAGAACTAATTAAACTTGAGGATTAAATTATGACTATCTCTGTGGGTAAAGGCTCCTGTAAAGCTTGTGGTTCAACTGACAATGTATCTCTCTTCAAAGATGATACAGGTACTGTTAAAGGTAAGTGTTGGACTCCAGGATGTAATAAATTCTACCCTGATTATTACGGAGAAGCGGACATGGAAGTGGACGTAGTAGATAAACCTGTTGTACAGAATACCAATAAACATATGGGAATTAATGATTATCCTTTCCGGACTCATTCTTCTCGAAAGATATCTGCAAAGATTTGTGAAATGTTTGGTGTTCGTAGTGCGATTAATGTTGATGGTGAAGTATCAGAAACATTTTATCCTTATGCTAAACCTGATGGTGTAAGCTACAAGGTTCGTTCTTATCCTAAAGCCTTTAAAGTTATTGGAGGACTAGATAAGATCTCTTTGTTTGGTCAAGATAAGTTTGAAGGTGCTTCTCGGAAACGTGTCGTAGTAACCGAAGGAGAAGAAGATGCGTTGGCAATTGCTGAGGCTTACGATCAGTACAACGGTAACATATACCCTGTTGTATCCATCCCTTCAGCGTCTAACTTAAATCCAGTTATTAATAACCGTGATTGGTTAATGTCGTTTGAAGAAGTAGTATTCTACGGAGATAACGATGAGGCAGGTCAAACTGTTATACCTAAGTTAGCTAAGATCATAGGCTACAATAAGCTTAAGGTAGCTAAAGGTAAACATAAGGATGCCTCAGATGAGTACACACGAGAGGGCTTCAAAGCGGTCCTCTCTGCTATCTGGAATGCTACCCAGTACAACCCCCAGGGTATACTCACAAAAGACGCTCTATGGCAGGCTATGGAGGACTATGCTAAGATTGAGAGTGTACCCTATCCTACTTGCTTTGACGGTCTCAATGAGAAAGTTAAAGGTATGAGAGGAGGGGAGATTACTCTATGGACTAGTGGTACTGGTTCAGGTAAATCTACTATGCTACGTGAGATTGTTTTCCACTTGATTCAGAGTACTGAAGATAAGATTGGTATTATCTCTCTTGAAGAATCACCAGCAGAAACAGCTAAGAAGTTAAGCTGTATGGCTATCAACAAGAATCCTACAGCGGAGAATATTAGTAATGAAGAACTCAGACAAGGCTTTGATACTGTCTTTGGCGATGATCGCATCCTTGTTCTTGATCACGCTGGAGCTATTACTGATGGGATCATATCTCAACTTGAATATATGGCTGCTGTTGGGTGTAAGTATCTCTTCATCGACCATATTACTATACTTGTATCTGAAGGTGCGGAAGGACTGACAGGTAATGAGGCTATCGATAAGATAATGAATGATCTTCTTAAGGTAGCTAAGACTCATAATGTCTGGATAGGTCTTGTATCTCACTTACGTAAGACAAGTACTGGTAAATCATTTGAGGAAGGTGAACTACCTTCTCTAGATGACATCAAAGGTTCTGGTTCCATTAAACAAATCTCTATGGATATCATAGCTTTTGCTCGTGACTCTGGTAATGCAGATCCTACTGTAAGGAATACTATTGAGATGAAAGTCTTGAAGTGTCGTTACACGGGGCTTACTGGTCCAGCAGGTAAAGCATTATATGACCATGAAACAGGTCGTATCAAAACAGCTACAGTAGAATTTTAAGGAGTAACAATGAATAATCTTGTCGTACAATACCTGAGTGAAAGACTCGGAAAGGTTGTTCTGAATACTAATAAGCGCCAGGCTTATGGTCCACTCTATCTAGCTCATCTATTACAAGATGAAGAAGGAGATATCTATGAAGAAGATTTGTTTCATCTAGTTAGTATAGCCACTAATATAATTCTACATAAAGCTGCTGATGATCCTTCAGGGAAGAAGGGAGAAGCACTTCTTACTAACACTGCTATAGCTATAGGTGTTGAAGTAAGTAACTATAAGTCTTCTGAGCTCAACAAAGAACAGATGTTACATATAGGTGACTTGTTCATTGAAGCGTTCTATCATTCAGACTTTATTAATATCTCTATTCAAGATGGGTTTGCTCCTAGATCTGGTTCACCTTACGTTATCTCTATCACAGAGAAGTTTAGTGATCTAGTTAAGACGCAACCCGCTAAGGGTTTGTTACTATACACTGTAACAGATCCTATCAAAGATATTAAAGGAGTAATGCAAGGAGATAATTTAGCTGTTATCAAAGGTGTTAACTCAGAGACTAGTAAGCAGCCTTTGATTACACATCAACAAGCTTTCATTGAGTCTATCAGACGTAATGATACTTGGGTTAAGTCTACTAATAAACTTCAGCAACAAGCTTGGAGTATTAATCAGGAAGTCTTTGAAGTTATTAAGAATAACCTTGAAGATATACTACCTAAGCAACAGAATAGACTTAATAAATTTACTAAAGCAGAGGTAACACTTGCTTATAAAGCTCTACAAAAAGAGCCTTCAGAAGAGAACAAGCGAGCGTATAATGAAGCTGCTGAGAAGTGGAACGAAGAACTATGTGTTCTCCGAGACATCTCTAAGCGAGCAGAGCTTGAAACAATCTTCAAGAAAGCAGAAGCCTTAAAAGATGCTGAAGAGTTTTATCAGTATGTAGATCTAGATTATCGTGGTCGAGTCTACTACAAGGAACCCTTCTTTAACTTTCAGGGCAGTGATATGGCTCGTGCTATGTTTCAGTTCAGTGAAGGTGTAATGCTATCTAAGGTAGGTCTCAAGTGGTTATACATACATGCTGCTTGTTGTTACAATAAGTCGTATGATATTGATTCACTTCCAGGATGGTGTGAGTATGACTATGAGAGTTACTTAAGAGAAGAAGGTCTTGATTCTATCTCAGTAGATAAGATGACTCTAGAAGATAGAGTACATTGGGTTGAACATAACCTAGATCTTATCTATGACAGTACAGATGTTATTCACTATGACTGTGAAAAGCCTTTCTCTTTCTTAGCTTGTTGTATAGAGATTAAGAATGCTCTTAAAGACCCTAATCATCTTTCTTATCTTCCTATACCTATTGATGGTAGCTGTAACGGTTATCAGCACTCAGCTGCAATAAGTAAGGATGAGCATACAGGTAAGCTAGTATCATTGATGCACACAGATCTACAATCAGATCTATACGTTAAGGCTGCTAAGGCTTTGATTGAACGTATGCCTGAATGGTTTGAGGCTAGACCTAACCTTAAGTTAAAGCATATTAGGAAGTACATTACTAAACGTGGTGTAATGACTAGAGCATACTCAGCAGGAGCAGAGAAGATCGCTGACAGTATGTATGCTGACTGCTATACAGGTGGTATCACTGAGGAACACAACATCACTATGAGCGACTGTGAAGCACTCTCGAAGGCTCTCATACAGGCTCTTGATGATGTATGTCCAGGAGCTACTAAGACTATGAGCTTCTTACAGTCATTAGTTAACTTTGAAATAGGTAAGACTAGTGCTTATGATGTTGATGGTTCTAACTGGACTCACACAAAGAAAAAGAAGGTACATGCTCGGAAGCAAGCTCTAAAGAGAATCAAAGAGAAAACTATTGAGGAAGAACTAGAGTTAGCTTTGATAGAGCAACGTCTAGAGCATGTAAAGAATACTCGTTACGTGTCGCATGGTAATGGGAAGCACTACATGCAATGGGTTAGTCCTTCTGGATTCCCTGTGTTCTATCATTCTTATCTCACTAGAGAAGTAAATGTCTATGTTACTCTTGCAGGAGTACCTATCGGGCATAAGAAGAATGGAGAGTACACTGGACGTATTACTCATGTTCTTCAAGAGCCTTCTAAGTTCGCTTCACTACAAGGATTAATGAGTGGTATATCACCTAACTATATCCATAGTCAGGATGCAGCTCATATGTCTCTTGTTATAGCTAACTGGAATCACTCTTTCGGTGCAGTACACGATAGCTTTAGTACACATGCAGAGTATGTTGATATGCTCTCTCAATTAACAAGACAATCATTCATTGATATATACAACAAAGAGAATTACTTTGAAGATATTAAAGTAAATGTATTGTCAGACACAACTAACTACGAAGGTATTCCTGATCAGGGCAATCTAGATATTGCTGATGTAAGGGGTTCTGAGTATTTCTTTTGTTAGAGGTAACAATGGCAGATAAAGTAAAAGTAATGACAGATCTTACTGGTAGAATGTCTACAGAAGATCTTGATGACAGTCAATCAAACAATCCTATGGCTGATGAGCCACATAAACCTAAGAGACCTTTCAGTGCTGATAGTAAGAACTGGATAGCTCAATCAGGTCTTGGTGAAGTAGATGATATGGAGATAATTAATAGTTTAAACTTAGATCCTAATCTAGCTTACACTAATCCTATTAATCGTGCAGCACTTCAAGCAGCACATAAGTTAAGCTATCAAGGTTATCTTGAACAAGGATATGATCAGAAAGATGCTAGAGACCTTTCTAATAAAGATCATGCCCAAGCTAGACAGCAGATTCTTAATGCTGAAAAGCTTTCAGGTAAGAAATTTCTGTAAATAAAAAAGCCCCCAAGAGAGTAATCTCAAGGGGGCAAATTTTATTATTATTATAATTTATAGTTGTTATTAGTTCTGAGCGTTAGACAGGAACTTACCTTTCTTCAGGCTATCAATTACAGCTTCAGCATTCTTCTTCCACTCTTGTATCTTACGGAATAGAGGTGGACGAATCTGTCCTTCTTCTGCTAAGTAGCCTTGTAGTCTAAGTACTGATTTAAGAATCTTATCAAATTGTTCTGGAGTTACACTAGCGTTTCTACGAATGTCTTGAACATTAGTATCTTCACCGTACTGTTCTAGGACTTTTTGATATGTCTTATTCTCAGGGTCATTAGGTATCCAACCATTATCAGCAGCATCTTTAAGAATTAAAAGAGTTCTCTTTCTTTTATCTACTGCCTTACGGTATTGTTCCATAGTAGGGTATCTAGTTTTATCTATAGGATCTTTATTATTCTTGTAATGATAATCCAGTATATTGAACATAGATCTATGTTGACTATTAGAAGTACCTACAGGGATATTCTTACCTTCCTTCTTAGCTGTCTTAATTATCTGAGATAACTGATCAACTACATCATCAGCTACTTTTAACAGATTACTATAAGTATCAGTCTGAGAAGCTAAAGACGGAAGAGCTATCATATTGTAAGAGATCCAATGCTGGATATAACTCTTAGCATTTAACTTGTTAGCATCATGTATTGAAATGTTAGGTGAAGATAACTTACGACCAACATTCTGAGACATAATAGCTAGTTTCTCTAAAGCAGCATCCTGAGTATGCGTAATAATAGCTGCCAGACCATCCATAAATCGAGCACCATGCTCTTTATGAATATCTTTTAAGTTACCATCAGCATCTACAGTAAATTTCTCTTTACGATCATCAAGTCTTTTCCCTACCCTAAACATAGGTACAGTATAACCTTTACTATCTACAAATGTTTCTAAAGGTTTTCTAGCTAATAGTCTACCTCCTGACACTTCTTCCATTACCATATCTTGCATGTATTCGGGCATAAGCTCTCCTACATGTGATTTAATAATATCACCTAGATCTGTCTTAATAGCTGGATCATAATCTCCAATCAAAGAAATAATAGAACCAATCTGTTTAACAGTCTTAGAGATAGAAATGTTCTGAAGGATCTGGTTATAGTTAGCTCCCTGCATTGCAAGTAAATCATTCATCAGATCAGAACCCATAGCATTTTTGTATGGACCATTCTCTACTAAATGAGTCTGAGCTTCTTTAGCAAACTGAGTTAAGATACTACGGATAGAACCAATGTTTACATTAGGGTGTAATCCATAGAAACCAGCTACAACTGAGTCACGAGTAAGATCTTTACCTTTACCTTTATTAATTAATGCATTAACAAAGTTAGAGAGTGCTTCTTGTTTATCAGTATCATTAAAGCTTCTTTGAATAACATTACCAAGATTCTCAGATAGAATAGTATAGAAACTATCTGGATTCTTCATAGTGTCATACCAAGCATCAGGGTCTTGAGGATCTACGATAAAGCCTAGTGTAGCAGCATTGATAATATTACCTGTCTTAAGAGTCTGTATAGCTACGTTAGAGTTGTTAGCATCTATCTCATACATACCTTTAAGTCTTAGGTTAGTACCTACAGGACTTGAAGCATAGTTAGAAGCATCTATTAAGTTAGAAACAAAGTAACCTAATTCCCCTCGCTTTAATACTTCTTGCTGCCATCCTTGTCTATTTTCAGGTGTAGGAATAGACTGAGGATTCTTTACCCAACCTTTAACTTGACGACCATAGCTAGCTAATGTTTTGATAATAGTCTCTTCATTCTGAGAGTAATACTCTAGCAATTGAGCTGGATTCATACGCTTAGTATTAGGTTTCATCTTACCCGAAGTATTAGTGTATTCATACTCAGGAGCAGTAGCACCTTCTAGTTTAATAAAAGTACCAGCCCACATAGCTTTCATAGCCATTTCGTTCTTAGTACCTTCATCAAGACTATTAAACCTTTCTAAAGCTTTCTCACCATTACGCATCTGGCTCTTAGATAGCATTAAGATTTCTTTTAGGAGATTAGCTTGTTTACGGCTTTCTCCTTGATTTCTAGGTTTAACTTTAACATAAGCCTTTTCTGCAAAGTTATCTACTGCCCTAATAACCGCTTTAGAATCAGACTGCATATCACGAGAAACTTCTTGGATACGATTGTTTATCTGAGAGACACCCCACTCAGCAAACTTAATTAACTGCTCTCCATTCCCATCAACATCTTGTAGACGTTGTTTCATAAGCATAAGATCATTCTTTGTCTTCTGATCTTTAGTCTTACGGGCTAAGTCAGCAGTACGTTTAGCATCGGCATTAGCTCTACGCTCAGCTCTTTCTGGTTCAACACCTAAGTTAGTATACTTAGCTCTAGCTTTAATTAGTGCTTCATTAAAAGTTTCTTTATAGCTAGCATCATCATTCTTAAAATACTTACCATCACCCATAGAATACAGTTGTTCTACAATAGTAAGAATGTCTTCATCTACTACTCGACCAACACCTCCATTAAGAGACAATACAGCTTCAGAAGGAGATATCTCAGTACCATCTGCTTTTAAAACAGTTCCTTTCTTAGCATCAAACTTCATATCACCAAGTTTACCTTGATGGTTAGTTGGAACTGTTCTACTAATGTTAATTAGGTCGTTTGAAGGATTAGAAGCTACAGCTATATCTTGAGTTGTCTTAGCAAAGGTTTCACCCTTAGGCATTACCTGTGGATAGAAGTATTTCTTTTTAGAACGAGGATCAGTGAAGCTATAAATACCTATCTCACCGTCATCAATAGCTCTTTGAAGTAAGTACTCACCTAATTCAACATCATTGCTATCGTTCTCATCCATTTCAACTGCTTGACCACCAAGCATTTCTTTTGCTCTTTGAACAAGGCGTCTAGCAGTATTGTTAATGAACTTATACTGATCAATATCGTAACTATTAGAATCATCAGGGTTAACTTGACTCTTGATAGCACCTATATCAGTACCTTCTAAGTTACCTGCAACTTGAGTTTCTTCATCAATGTCATATCGATTAGCTTGTACTGTACTTTCTAGATCATATGCATCTGTAACAGCAGCAGACTTATCTTGATTCATAAGTCGCATAGCATTGATATCAGAAACTTCTTGGAACATAGAAACAAGAAGAGATAATGATTGTGTTTCAGTATCTACATTCTGGCCCATAACTACTTTAAGTAAACTAAAAGCATCTACTTCTTCTTTAGTGTTAGGGTTAGTCATTACAATGTTTTGAGGGTTATTAAAGTCTTCAGCTAAAGAATTGCTTCTCTGAAACAAATCACTAATCTGACCTTTGTTTACCTCTCGTAGTTTATTCTCAACAGTCATTGAGTTTTCTTCGATATCACCCTTTTTGACTGCTTGATTACTTTCTACTGCATTGTAAATATCTTCTAATCTTTTATTGATATTATCAGTAGTTGCAATAGCACCTTCTCTTGAGACTAAGTCTTGAAGAGGGACTGGTTGAGTAAACTCTTGTCTTGCTTGTTGGATATCCAAAAGCTCTTGCTGTTCTAAGACAGGCATCTCTGCTACTGTAGGAAGCTCTATAGAACTCTCTTCTTCTTCCAATGTAGGCATCTGTGGAACATACTGTACACCCTCAGCCTGTACTTGAGGTACTAATGAAGTACCTAGTTGTTCAGAAGGGAGGACATTAGCGCCCTCCTCCTGAGCAATTACAGGAACAGCAACTTCATCACGGAAAGCTGTTGTCTTTTGAGATGGGCTTAGAGTACCTGCTCTTGATATTTTAGGAGGCATTGCCATTATTCGTTTTCTCCAATAATGAAGTTAATCAGCCTTGTTGGGGCTGCAGTTTCTTTAGTATAATCTGCAAATGGTATTGCTCTTTGAGCTGCACTTGCAAAATCACCTTCAGCTAGATCACCTAATACTTTACTAGTATGACCATAAACAGGGTAACCTGAAATGTAATCTAATAAACCTTCTGATTTAAAACCATAAGGATTACCTACAACGTTATCTATAATCTCTTGAGCCCAACCTAACTGACCTGAGTAGTTGATTGCTCTCTGCATAGCACCATAGTCTTCTTCAAGGTTCTCATTGAGTTCACCTCTGAGTAAAAGATCTTTTAAGTACTGTGATATGTAAGCAACTACAATAGCTGACATCATTATCTTAAATGTAGAGAAAGCAACTGGTGCTGTAGCATCTTTAAGATAAGTAGTGTATAACCTAGGTAAAATGTTAGAATGGAAATGAGCTGTAAAAGATAAGTATTGGGTTAAGAAAGGTAAACCATAACGTTGATCTTCAAAGATAGACGGTCTAGATCCTGGCTTAATCCTAACAGTGAACTCATCAATAAACTTAGGTAGCATAACATCCCAAGCTTCTTTAAGTTCTACAGCTACTTTGTCGTCAGTCTTAGCTATCTTATCAATATCATCATAACTAAGTGTTCTAAATCTCTTATAGATCTTAGTTAACTTAGGTACATCAGCACCATAATGAGATAACCTTTCATACAACTTAGCTTGCTGTCTGTTCATATTAGACAAATCAACATCAATAAGTTGTTCAACCATTTGACTAATAGAGTCTAAGGCTAATACCATTCGAGACATACGAATAGCATCTGTAGCTGGTTCTAGTAAGTTAAGCTTATAGAAGTATTTCTGTATCTCTAAGAGTAACTTATTGTTCATATCAGCGCCCTGTTGTTGTAACAGTTCGTCTGAATGGTAACCTAGTCTCTTATAGATTTCAGATTCACCTGATATAGCTCTTTTCTTTTTAATAGAAGGAATAGTATGTTTAAATGCTTTAACAAAATTATGAGCTAAAGTACCAACATTCTTAGCTAAACCTTTATTAGTACTAGAAAAAGCAAACACTGATTCTGCCATCTGAGCAAACAATACGTTGTCCATTAAGCCTAATGAAGTCATAACACGAGCAATGTCTTGGATGTTAGCAAATGTTTCATTACGTAAACGTCCAAACTCTCTAGTATGCTTCTTAAGCTGGTCTACCATATCAGCTGCAAGAGCATCTGCTTGTTCAGGTGTTATAGCTTTAGTTTCTTCTAACTCATCAATGATATTAGATATAACTTCGTTGTTCTCACCTAAGTACTGTATACGAGTATATTTGGTGAGTTCTCCGATAGCTTTGTTTCTGATATTCTCATATGTATTGTCAGGAAAGAACTCTTTAATAGCATCCTTAGCACCCATAGCATTAAGCTCATTAACTACTGTTCTTTGGCTATGTGCTTGGTTACTAAAGATTCTACTTAATACTTCATGAGCGTATTCTTCTCCAACTTTCTCTCCAGCTTTCTTTCTACCATAATCATTAGGAAGAACATGATTAGAAAGAAGATCCATAAATCTTTGAGAGTTATTGAATATCTTATGAGTATCAGGTAATCCTTTAGTTAACAAGTAATAAGGATCATTTCTAATTAAGTTAACCTTGAAGTCATCTAAGCCATAACCTGCTTTCATCATCTCAGAGACAATCTCATTATGAAGAGTATCTAAGCTGTCTTTAATAGCTTGAGCAGCTTGTTGTTTCTCAGGTGCAAGTTGATTTACTTGAAAACGAACTTCTGCTAACTCATCAATTAGATCACTTGTCTGTTGAACATCCAAACCAAACTCAATGTCAGTACTAGATAACCAAGGATGATCTTGTATAATATTAGCTATACGAGTTTGCTCTTGGTTAAACAAAGTATTTCCGGGCATTGTCTGGTATGCACCTTGAATGTTAGCTAAGAGTACTGCTGCTTTATTTGCTTGACCTGTTTTATTTATTAGAAATGGTCTTACAGCATTCTTAACAGCACTAAGTCCAGGGATATAATTACCTGCTAACAATTTATCTAAAGCTCTTCTACCATAACCTTTGTTATGTCTTTCGGCTCTTTCATTGATATCTGTTTTAGCTGGACCTTTATAGTCCTGAATAGTCTCTTCAATAGTCCTATATTTATTCTGAGCATTAAACTCTACACTTAACTTTTCTGTTAAATTAGATTTCTCAGGATCATACTCTGTTACTTGATCTCTATTATTTTCTATTCTATTTCTTTCAAGTAAAGAGTTAGGGATGTTAAACCCAGTACCAACTACACCACCAGCAGCAGCGGCATCAGCTAAACGTAAGCCAAAGCGTTCCCATTGTTCAGCAGTCTCAGGCATACCATTAATACCTAAGTATTGAATAGCTTCCTGAGTGGCTTCTGTAGCAGCTTCTTTACCTGCATTTCTAGAGATACGTAAAGCTGTACCTATAGCTATTTGTCGTTTAGTAAGATAATCAGTTGCCCTTAAAGTAAAGTCTGTAGCTAACTTATTGATATCACTTGCAACTACTTTTTCTATAGCTTCTCTCGCTTGAGAAGTAGTTAATGTAATACCTTTACTAGCTTGAAGACCTTTGTACTGAGTAACAGCATTAGCTAAACCTTTCTTAGTTAAAAGATCAGTAGGCTTAATAACAGCAGTAGCACCTAGTTTATCGATAGCTGTAATAGCTACCCCTAAAGTGACTGCTTGAGGTAAGTCTACATCACCAGTAACTTCAAATTGTTCTTGAGCTACGTTACCTGTAGTCTTTAAGAACATATAACCTAAACCAGCAAAGCCACCTAAGATACCCCCTATAGCACCCCCTACAGGACCAGCTACAGCTGTACCTGCCATAGCACCTGCTTTACCACTTCCATATAGGACAGCAAAGTCTGGACCATGCATGATTAAGTTATTCTGAATAAAAGCAAGAGCATCAGAAGTATCATTGATCTGAGATAAAGACATAATAGTTCCAGGGTCTATCTCTTGTTGGATAGTTGCCTGAATATCTTTCATCCCTTGAAAGCCTTCTTCACTTCCTGCTAAGGCTTTAATACCTTCCCAAGCTCCTATGTTCTGATACCACCACATTTCAACAGCATCTACTGCTTGTCCACCAAAGGACTTATCAATAGCTTTGTTAACTGGAGTAAGAGAACTAGGTAGTCTTCTTTGTTCTTGCCAAGTAAGCTCACCTAACCTTGGAACAGAGTTCTGGTATATAGTGTTCTCCATTTGTTTCCAAGGAGGTAAGTCTTGTTGTGCTCCTATCAATGCATCAAAACGAGTTGATGTCCAAGCCTCTTGTTGAGAAGGATCATTTAAGTTATAACGACTAGGCTCAAAGATACCTTCACGGATACTTTCATATGCTAAGTCTTGTCCAATCTCATTCTCTAAACGAACAAGATCACGCCCATAAACATCCTTCTCATCAATAGGTTTTACTTGATCAAATCCTTTTTCCTCAATGTACTTCTTAGTCTCATCACGATATTCATCAGCGAATAATCCTTCAGTATACCCTTCCATAGGTTTAACTGAAGGCATCTCAGGAGCATCTAAGCCAAGGATACGATAACTTTGACCTGTATCTTTAATTAAAGTATCAGCATCATACAAGCGCATATCTTGCTCTTCAAGTTTAACTCTTGTCGCTGGCTCAAAAGGATGCTCAGGTAAAGTACCTTTAAAGTCTTCCATAGATGCTCCTATCTATTATTGGTTTTGATTTAACCGCTTAGTCCAATACTGTTCAACAAAATATAACTCTTTACTATATCCTGCAGGAATCTTTTGCTTATTAAACCATTCAACAAATTTAACATCTTGAGGATTAAGATCATCTAAATCCGCAGTGATAATTTGAAGAGCTTGTTTAGCTACTTGACCTGTAGTAATAGGGTTCTTAGGGTTGTTATTATTGTTAGTAGCTACAACAGCATTAAGGGTTTTATTTAATGTATCATAAGCATCTGCACTAACTAACTTACCTTCAGGAGTTAATTTACCTACGTTGATGTTATAAAGACCTGAGTCTACAGCAGCCATAAGACCACCAAAGTTCTTTACAGGTTCCTTATTACGATCATAGTAATTAGAAGCTGCTTCAGTATACGCCATTAATCTTTGGCTACCTTCAGGGCTATTTAGGAAGATATCTGCACGTGGACCATAAAGCTTACGGAGTCTAGAAGCATAAGAGCTAACTAAAGCACCTGTATTTACTTTCTGTATACGAGTACTAGTAGTTCCATCATCTCCTTTCTGGGAAATTGAGATAACATTACCATTTTCATATGTTTTATTTAAATAAGACAAAGCATTCTTTTGAATTTCACCAGTATCATGTAGCTCACCTGCATATCTAGTAAATCCAGTAGTATCAATGATTTGACCAGTCTTAATATCTCTAGTCTGTCCAGTTTTATCTCTATATACTTCTACAATCTGAGGAGCTTCATTACCTATAGTAGACTTAACCATGATATCTGTTTTGATATCTGATAAGTCTGTACCTTCATCAATAAGTTTAAGAACAGATTTATCACCTGTTTGTTCAAACATTTTAATTGATTCAGGAGTGTACTTAGCTTCACTAGTAAGCTCAAATGCTTTGTCCGCCCAATCTTTCTTAGCAGCAGCATTAGCTTTAGCTATTGCATCTACACGAGTAACATAAGACTTAGCAGAGAATCTTAAAGAACCAATATGAGAGTAACCTAATGCACGCTGACCTAAATAAAGAACAGCCATACGAGTTAATTCATCTTCATTCCAAAGATCACCTAGAGTATTCTTAAGCCAACCACCGATCTTTTCTAGCATTGAAGGGTTTTCAGTAGCTACCTTTTTACCAGCATTGAAAGTATCTTTAATCTGCTCAGGAGTCATATCAGGGCGACCTTCTTCAGGTTCATTAGCCTCTGCTTGATCTACAATCTCTTGAGCTTGAGTTACTTTATCAGAACTAATATCAGTAGTACCCCAGAAGTCATTAGAAAGTCTATCTTGATTTTCTTCAATAAACTTATCTAGTTCTGCTTGACCTTTCTCTTTATCAGTTTGATAAGGAGGAATTGTACCATCAGGATTTGTAGGAGTATTTAAACCTCCAGCAGTATCTAGATCACCTGAGACTGCCATTTCACCATAGCGTTGCCAATCTTCGCTAGACATTCCAGCAGTACCTTCCATAGAAGGTTCTTCAGGAATAGGTGGATTAAAAGCACCTTCTTGATTTGGAATACCTTGAGTACTAGAGAGTAAACCTCTTAATGAGCCCATTTCGGTAATAGGTTCTTTAGGTACAGGTTGTTCATACATACCTTTACCATAAGGACTACCTGCATCAGTAGGTTCTTCAGAATTAATATACTCAGGTTGAGCCATACCTTTAGGCTGAACAGGCATATTAAGGATTTCCATTGCTCTTCTTTTAGACTCTTCGTCATAAGAAGGATCATCAATTACCTGCTGTGCTTGTCTAATCATTTCCATCTTATCAGCGACAGGTTGATACAATGAATCCCCTATTGCTTTAGTTGGATCTGGTTGTTCATATACAGGAACACCATAAGGACCAACACCCATCTCAGGTACTTCTGAAGTTACATAAGAATCCATAATCGCAGGAGTAGGTATTGGCGCATTAGACTCAGCTAAAGCTCTCATTTGACTATCTACAGTAGCAATAGCTTCTGGGTCACTTAGAGTAGAGCGTAACTCAATGAGTCTTTGCATAGTAGGTTCAATAGCAATATCCTTGTATGGAACACTACCACCTGCTTCCCTGTAAAGAACAGGAGAGAACTTCTTAGCGTAATCAGCAGTTTCTATAGGCATCTCTTTAATCTGCCCAGCTTTATACTTCTTCATATTACCAATCCCCCAGTTATATGCTTGAAGTATTTCTTCAGGAGACCAATCTGGATGTGCCTTCTGTAAACCTCTTAAGTACTGCATAGAAGCTTGACGAGAAGCTACAGGGTCAAAAGGATCGAAGCCACCTTTAACTCCATATCCAGGATCCTTAGCTGCATGAGGCATCCACTGATACATACCTTGAGCACCTGCTGGAGATACTGCTTTAGGGTTATTAGTAGATTCTACAAAAGCTAACTGATCTAATAGAGTATCGTCTACCCAATAGGAAGGATCTTTAGATCTACGTTGATACTCAGGTGACATAGGAGAATCAGGAGGAAGATCAAGAGAACGACCATAGTATTCAGGGATACCTTCAGGTTCTCTAAGAGTAGAACGATCAATACGACCTTCTACTTCTCTTGGTCTTTCTTTCTTAGCATCTTCAGTAATCATGTTAATCAAGTTATCAAAGAAGCTAACTTCTCCTCCTTGATTTTTATACATGACCTTACCACCACAAGCTTTATAATCAGGTACAGTCCCACCCTGCATTCTCTGAATAGCTTTACCATGATTATTCATAGCTTCAATCTGAGGCTTGAACATTCGAGTAGCTTCAGCATTCATAACATACTCACCTGGAGTTAACCAAGCTGGCACTGTGTCTGTACCTTTAGGTGCTCCTGGATGCCCTGTATCTACTGGCTTAGGTATCTCCTTCATAGGAGGTACATTGAACTCATAAGATATAGATGAACCATCTGCACCCTTTTGAGTCATCTTTTTAATTTGCATTACCAACCTCCAGTACTAAATCCACGAGATGCATTACCTCCACCTGAACCAATACCTGAACCAGTACCACTATCAAGTTTACTAGATTGTCTAGAATCAGATGATGCGCTTCCCCAATTATAACTATTACCGCCAGAATTTAAAATAGCATTTGTATTTCTATTAATAGTTGCTGCTTTAATATCTGCCGCTCTTTTAGCTTCTTCTTCAGCTTTACGTTTAGCTTCTTCAGCTTTTCTCTGCTCTTCAGCTGCTTCACGCTTAGCTATAGCAGTATCTCTTAGCTGTTCTTGTTTCTCTCTAAATTTCTTAGCTTCTTCTTGTATTCTTTCTTGAGCAATCAAAGCATCTGATTTAATACTTCTTTCTTCTACAGGGATATCTTCAGGGTTTAATGGTGCTCTATTTAAAGCTTTTTCATAGAAAGAATTTACACCCTCTAAAGGATCTTCTAAGAAAGATTGTACTTTTCCTTTAGTAGACATTAGTGATTTACCAACGTTTTCTACTATTCGTTGAGGCATATTTTTAGTTTCATCGCCTCTAATAGCTGCTTCAGCATTATCATGCCATCCACCTGCACCTGTAACTGCGGCTAACATACCAACTCCAGGCATCATAGTTGCGGCATCAACAATAGCATCACCTAATCCTCTGTCTCTTGGTGTAGCTACGCCTCTTTCTTTATCATAAGTCCATGATTGATTATCATAATTTGATGTAAATGCTTTAGGGTTAAAGTTATATGTTGGCTTATATTCTTTTCCAGAGAAAGGATTTCTACCGCCAGCATTATCCCCATAATAATTATCATTAGCAAATGAACCATCATTTAAAGGAGCTATTTGATTTTTATCAACATAAGCTTGATATTCATTAGTAGGTGCTTGACCATAACCACCTCTATTTTCATTAGGGTTAAAACCACTTGAAGAACTTACACTTACACATTGTCCAGTAGAAGGATCGGGCATAGTCCCTACAGGACATACCATAGGGATACTTGCACTTTCCTGTATAGTTTCTTCTGGTACAGAAGGTTCATACACGTAAGAATAAGGGTCATATGACTTACCGATATTAGAGAAACCTCTAGGCTTCCCTTGATAACCCGATAACATCCCACCCTGCATGTAGATAGGTCCACCCTGTGCTCTGAACATAGGTTGGTTCATCATAGCTTCTTTTTGTGCTTCTTGTTGTGCAAGATATTCTTGTAATCCAGGAGCAACTTGAGAGAGAGGCATACCTGATTGAAGCATTGCTTGCTGGTCAGGGGTAAGCATATCCATTACAGTTGATTTGATATACTGTTCGCCCATCTCTTTTCCGAGACTTGCTAACCAATCCATCATCACTTACCTCCAGAACTCTCTTGAGTTGATGTAGAACCGAGATTAGTTCCTTGTAGTAATGAGAAGAATTTAGAAGCACCACTATATGGTTGATCAAGTTTCTGCTGTTCAAGAGCCATCTTAGTTTGCTCACCACGTAGGTTAGCTTCATCGGCTGCAGCAAGGTTTTGACCTGCTTGAGTCTGTAGATTAATACCTGTACCTAGAGCAGATTGTGCTTGTTGACCTAATCCAGATAGCATCTGAGTACCTTGTTGCTGGTACTGTAAAGACCTATCTGCTAATGCGCCCTGTAAAGCTCTCTGATTTCTAGCAGAAGTTAAAGCGCCACCAGCAGCAGCTCTAGACATCAAGTTACCTTGTAGATTCTTCAGATCTCTCTGAGCACCTGCATTAGTACCTGAAATAAGTGAACTAGCTAAGTCTCTAGTCTCTGTTCTACCTTCACCAAAGCGACCTGCAAGATTACCTAGGTCAGCTGAAGCATCCATCTGATCGGCAGCATTTTGTTTTAAACCAGCAGCAGTAGTTTGACCTTGACCTATAGCCTCTTCTACACCACCAGTACCTGCTACCTTACTGTATTCACCTTTTTTATATTCATCTGCTACTTGACTAAGTGCAGGCTTATAAGCTTTTAAAAGTTCAGGTGCTACTTGGTTAATCTGAGTGATATCGCTTGTACCACCACCACCGTTGTACATTGGTTTAGAGCCCAATGATTGCTCAATAAATCTTAACTGACCTAACATATTAAGTTCCTAAGTCTAAGCTCATTACAACATAAGCTTGTTCGTAATTGTTGTTGTGACCTTTAAATTTCTTTAATCGTTTAGCCCATCCTGGACGACCCCAGAAGACAATTCTAGAACACCCTATTTCTTTAGAGAATTTTTCTAGTTCATAATGGGCATCTTTAAAGGAGTCAAATTCGCCATTAACAGCTGTAGTTGTAATAAGATGCATTACTCTATCTCCTTCCCACTGAATGGGTTCTGTTACGGAGATATTAAGAAGAGAAGAGTCTTTTAATGTAACCCAACACTGGGCTTGACCTTCAAGTATCTTCTTAGTAATGTCTATAATCGTTGTTTTACCTGTACCATGATCTAAAGCAGATTGAATATGACTTGCTAGCTCATTATAATTCTGTAAGAATTGTTCAGGTGTTAGTATGTATGTATCCATAGTGTCCTCTTAGATGCATGGTAAAGGGGGGAGCCCCTCTATGCCTTTAGATTATTACCATTTAACCTTATTAGCCCAATAAGCTGCACTAAGTGGTCCTTTAGCAATATTCTTAGCATGTCTAGCCTTAAAGCTTTCTCTTCGCTTCCTATAGCTTTCTGATTCTCCTTTCTTCTTAGGAGAACCTTTAGTCCCTTGCTCCCCAAATCTTATAGTCTTAGTCTTATCTCCACTCTTAGCTACTACTACATGAGACTTAGTCGGGTGATCAGGTGTCCTCTTAGGCTTATTATAACCTAGAACACCTACTCTTTTTAATTTAGAGTCTTTATCCTTAACCATTCATCTCTTCCTTAAGCTGTCCTAACCCACATATAAACAACAATGTAAGGAGGTAAGTTCTTACCCGCTCCAGATTCACCTGTAGCATCTGTTGTGAATGAGTGACCGTGATGACCTGCTACACCTGTAGCTGTATCATATTCAGCTATAATACCACCTGAGCGTGCATCAATTAACGCTGTTGATGGACCACCACCTTCTTCATAAATATGAATATTATGAGCATGGTCACCAGCCCCTGCAGTATTACCTGTATGTTGGTGACTAACTACTACAGCATCATTACTACCACCAGTCTCACCTAATTGATCCGCATATCCGTTACCATCTTGTTGAGAAAGAAGTACTCGACCTTCTGCATAACGTGACCATGTACCAAAGCCTAAAAGTGTACTTGGATTAGTTCCATTATAAGCATTAGTGTATATAGACCCAACAGGGTACATCATTTGTCTTATTGCATTGATTGCATCAGTAGTTAAACTATTATAACCAATCGCACTATTGGCCACTTTTCCTAACGTAACAGAATTACTTGCAAGCTTATCCGAAGTGACAGCTCCATTATTTATTTTAGGTGTAGTGACTGCACTATCTTGAATCTTTGAAGTGATAACTGAATTACTTTCAAGAATTGAAGATGATACTGAATCATTCTTTAAACTTAAAGTTAATGTTTTTGAAACATTATCTGTACCAAAAGCAATATGGTTACCACCAGCAAAGTTTAAAGTATCTGTATTAGTGTTAGCTGTAATTGCTGTTTGTCCAGCAGAAGCAACATTAGTAAAGATTTTCTGTGAAGAACCTTTATCGGTATTAGTAAAGTTGAGTTGTATAGGGTCTCCATCAACTCCACTTCCAGTACCAAAATCGATATCTATTCCATCAGTACTAGTCATTTGGACATGATCAGTATCAATGCTTACTTCACTACCGTCTTCATCATATAATGTCCAACTAAATGAGCTTGGAGTAGTCCAAGAATAATCTCCACTCCCATTTGAAGTTAAGACTTGTCCGTTAGAACCATTTCCTGCTGCATCTAATTTAATTGTACGAAGTAAGTCTGCTAGCTGTCCTCCATGAGTGCTAACAAAACCTGACAATGCATTAAGATCAGCAGAAGAGGATGTTACCGCAGCAATCTTGTTTAAATCAGAAGCACTACCTGTAAAACCATCTAGCTTATTAATTTCAGCAGTAGAAGAAGTAATACCATCTAGTATGTTAAGTTCAGCTGTAGTGGCTGTTAAACCATCTAGTTTATTTAACTCTGAAGTAGTTGCTGTTATACCATTAAGAACATTGAGTTCAGTAACAGATGCAGTGATACCATCAAGAACATTAATTTCATTAACTGTAGCAGTAATGTCATTAAGCTTAATTAGATCGTTAGTAGTTACTTCTGAAAGTTTAACTTCAGTATTATTGATTTGAGTTAGAGCATCATCTAACCCACTCCTAAAGTCAGTTTCATTTGTTGTTAGACCTGTCACCTTGTTTTGAACAGATGATAAAGTCTGAGAATTAATTGCCATGTTATCTCCTATCGCCCTCTAGCTGTTAAGTCTACAGTACAATCATCAACTGCATGTATCCTACATGAAGTAGCAGATTTATCTGTAACCCAAGTATTAGTATTAATATTTGGTGTGATGAATATTTTAGGTGCTGCTTCAAAGTTCTCTGAGAAAGTCCAAAGAGTACCATCTGGATCAGCAGCATCATTAGTTATAGCAAGATCATCATAATCATCTATTAGCTCTGAGGCATAAGCTTCTAGTCTTAGTTCATTACCGCTATTTAAGTTTATAATAGGTGCATCATTTACAACTGCTTTAAACGTTAACTTCAATACAGCACGAGAAGACTGTCTAAAAGTAAATGTCCGTTTCATTGTAAGACTAATATATTCCCTATCAGCATACATGAAATCAGGTTGCCTATCAGAGTAAGTTCTAATATCTGCTTCTGATTGACCTGAACCAACATAGATATAATTGTTTGATCCTGATCCATCATTTATGTAAAAGCCCACTGTGTCATCAGGACTTGTTAAGACTTCTACTTGTACATTACCTTTATCAATTGCCCAAGGTACTGACTCTATAGAGGTATTTTCTAAGTTATCTAAGTTTAAATAGAAATGCCTCTTACGGTTAACCATTGTATTAGTTATATCAACCCACCAATAAATAACCAAGTCTGTATTAGTTACACCAGTAACGGTATTAGTACCTGCACTATAAGAGCCACCTGAAATAACATCAAGATCTCCTGCATTATTTAACACTCTATCATCTGAGTTTACAGAGTAATGTTGTGTAGCAATAAATGCAGAATCACCATTGTATATAGCGTTATCTGTAGCAGAACCGCCTGCAATATATACAGAAGCGATATTACTGTATTCTGAAGTTGAACCATTAACAGCTGTAGATCTTACTCTAAATTGTAAAGTACCTTGACGAGAAGGTTGGAACTCTACAGTATTTGACTCAGCTGGTACTGTTGCTACATCTTTCCATGTTTGATCTGAATCATGGAATAACTGAGCTGTTATAATAGAGTACTGGTTAAAGATATCATCAGGAGGTGTCCAAGAAAGTTTGACAGAAGTTACAGTACCTACTTGTTCAACAGAAGAAACAGTTAATTCAGTAGGCGGAACAGTAGCAGAAGGAGCAACCGAAACAACACTTGAAGGTATAGATCGTTTACCATGAAGACTTACTGCAATTATACGATAGTCAAATGTCTTTTTACGAACAGACAATCCTGAGATGATATAATCTCTATCTTCACCATCTACAGTTGCTGCAGTAGTATAGTTAAGCTCAGATGCTTCTTTTATTTGAATTATAAAGTTACGAACAGTAGCATAATTCTCTTCATAATCCCAAGTTAACTTACCTTCTTCTAGATTCAATTTAGTATAAGTTAAGTTAATGGGAGTATTAGGTGTAGCTGGAATAAAAGACGCTGAAGCTGAATACTCACTTTCTATTCTATTAATCCCTATAGCTTGTATTCTAAAATAAATCGTATCATCTTCACTAGTTAGCCCAGTCTTCTGATAAGATTTTTTAGAGGCATCTATTGAGCCTACTAGTGTAAAGTTGTTTTCATCTCCAACTGACTCTTCTATATTGAAATGAGAAAGAGGTGCAAAGTTGTCTACCATATCCCATGACAATGTACCTATATTCTTTGAATTTCTAATAAACTTTATTGAAGAAGGAGTTGCAGGTGTTAATGGACCTAGTTCTACAATATCAGAGTAAGGGCTATGTTTATCATTAAAACTATGAGCTCTCATTCGATAAGTAACATTTCCACCTATCGAGCCAACACCTTCTAAGACTACACTTGTCTCTAAAGAACCTGCAGTTGTCTTTAAATCATAAACACCATTACCATATTCAACTTCTATTTCAAAGAATTGAACTTTAGAAAAGTTAGGTATGTATTCCCAAGTTAATAATGCAGTATCAAGTCCATTTCTAGTAATCTGTAAATTTGTAGGAATATTAGGTAGTGAAGGAGTAAATGATCTTACATTACTCCAATCACTAACTTGATTTATTAATACATTACCTACTCTTACTCTGAAGGATTTCTTAACATCAAGTGAAGTTAATCCACCAATCTCAATGCTTTCTGATTCATCAGTAATATAAGCATAAGGTACCCATTCTAATTCAGAACCATCTTGAAAGTCATAAGCAGTTTGAATCTCTGAGTATAATCCAGGATGTCCTAAATCTTTTGCATTTATCGTCCAAGATAATATACCTGAGTCTTGAGTGGTCTGTACAAATGAAACTTCAGTTGGTCTTGAAGGTAATGGGATACCACCGATAGTTAAATCTGCACCTACAATCTCAGGAACACTCCATGAAGATGCAGGTATAGTTTCTCTTCTTAAATCTGAGGAGATATGGACATATGTTTGCCAATAGAACTCTCCATCAGTAATAGGTGGAGGTGTATTAAAATACCAACCATCAACAATGTTAACAACCGATCCATTTACCTTAATATCACCATTACGATAAAAGTAATCTACTTCAATACTAACAGGATCTGGTTGGGTATTAGATGTTGTCCTCTTATATAAATATAAAGTTGCTGAATAAGAGTTTGAATCAAAAGCTAATACTGAGCTTTCTAATCCTGCTGTAGCAAAAGAAGTATTAGATAGTTCTGTTACTAATTGATTTAGAAATGAATCTAAAGCAAAATCCCCAGTAACAGGAGGTCTAATTATACTCATTACCTTCTCCCTGCTTTCGCTATCTCTACTGCTATACTAGATAAAGTCCATCCATTTGAATTTGAATCACCATCAGAAATACGATATCCCATAAATCTTCCTGTAATCCTAACATCAGCTTTATAATCACTTAACTCTACACCAGAGTTAGAATAAAAGTCATGGGTTATAACATTATCAAATGAAGTAGCTTCACTTGGATTATTCTTTTGACTAATTAAAAGATCTAACTTAACTGGATCATCTGATTGCAGATATAAATAAATTCCTTTTAAACTCTCAGTATCAAATACAGGTCGTATCTCAATACCTGTACGCTCTATAAGAGAGCTATAAGGAGTATTAAGCTTATCTGTATAAGTTAAGTCACCAGCTATTAATGTATTTCCACTAGCCATAATAGGGTAGTATTGGTTAGAGTCTACTTCAGAATTAAACTCAACTAAACCTACAGAGATACCATCAAACTCAGACATAATCCTTTTAGTCCATAAGTTCTTACGGTAATTATAAATCAAAACTTCATTGATTTTTCCTGTAGAATTAGAGTTTGGAAAAGCAAACCATATTTCATTATATCTTTGATTACGGATTACTTTTAATTTATAACCATAAGCTTTATGTAGATTATCATAGAAGTAATAACGTACACGATCATCAGCAATACTCTGAATGTTTCCTGGATGTCCTGAAAACATGTATATATCATTAGCGCCAACAACTATATGTTTACCATCTACTTCTATTACAGAGTCTATTGAATGAGCTCCATAAGCAGAAGAAACTACACTTAGAGAAAATGGTACATTAGGGTTTCCTGTAGGAGATATTGAATGTATACTATGATTTGTGTATACATAAGCTCGACCCTGTAGCTCTACAATATCTTGAACAATCCCTGTAGCACTTAAAATGAATTCATCTGCTGTACTCACACCTGCAGCAAATGGATTCCAGTTAGCAGGAATAGATCCAGGGGCAGCTACATCAGATGTACGTACAGCGCCTGTTAGTCTTCTTACAGTTTCTCCAGAAGAAACTGAAGTCTCTCGAAGATTACCTGCTATCAATAAGTTACCGAATGAACGAATAACCCCTGCAGTCAATATAACTTTATCTACTGATTGAATATATACTACAATAGAATAATTACTTTGTAATGCTGTAGATGCAGTTATAATATGTGTGTTAGTAGCTGTATCTAAAGATATAGTAAATTCACCCTCAGTGGTTACTGACTCTATCTCTGATCTATGTAAAATCTCACCTTGATCATCTAAAATATATGCTAGTATTTTAGTTATATTAAAGTCTATTTCTCTCCCTAGAGAAAAATCACGATTAGACGTATCACTATTATAAGAAAGATTTATTACTTCTTCTAAAGTAGAGTAATCATCGTTCCATCCTGGAAGATCATATGCTTGGATAGAAGAAGCATCTGTATTATTATCAATATCTGAAATGTATTTAGGAACATCCTTACCGTTATTTAGGATAAGTATATTCCCTCCTTGGAATACTGTTGATTGCCAGCTACCACCTGTAGTTTCTGTGTACAATAAGTTTACAACATCACCACTTACACTACGTAAACAAACA